CAACTGCAATGTTCAATGAGTTAGCTGTTGCAGATTTATATTTGTCAACCAAAAAATCATTGAATAGATTTGGATCCATTGGCCAATCACCAATTGGATCTAAAATTTGACTGCCATAAAGTGTTATCCAATATCTATAACTGTCATTATAATACTTTTGAGCAATGATATCTGGTGTATCACCGCCTTTAATATCATAAGAATAAAACAATAAAGCATTGTTCAATAAAGAAGGAACAATCTCCGTTCTCTCCATGATGTTAGTCACATTGACAAAATTGCCATTGTAATCTGGCATTTTGATGATTGGAAGTTGTTGAAAGTATTTCATTAACGTAATCCTGCAACAGAGTCTGAAGTTGTTTTGAATGGAGATGTTTGGTCTGCACCATAACCTGCGGCAATCTTAGCCTTAGTAACAATCTCAATCTCTTGGAAGCCTAGTGTCAATTGTGTTTGGACTGGCGCACCATCATTGTGTGCGGCAAAACCACTTGGTGCATAGTTTACGTCAATATCTGTTAATACACAATCACCGTATCTTGGTAAGAACTTGTTTTCATCTGTGTTGAACATGAATTCAATGTTGAAATATGATGGAGGAACAAAGAACATACCACTAACTGCATTGGTGGAAGTGATTAAATCTGGTGCAAAATGATATTTGAATACAGAAATAATTTGATTGACCATCAATGCTTCTTCTTCAGAAGCAGGTGTAAAGATGAAATTCAACTGAAATTTTCTAAATCCTACACCACGATAAATGACTTGTAATTGTGGGTTGATTGCATAACCTTGTGTTTGTAAAGCAACATCAGCGAAGGCTGCACCACCAAGGCCAATCTTATTCAATAAAGCATTTGTACCAAAGGCCGCAGCTGCAATAATAGTGGGGTCAACTGAAGATGCTTGTGATGGATTTTTGGAACCATCACCACCATTCAATGCAGAAACAATGGCTTGAATACCTGTCAGACCTTTGCCTAAATCATTCGTCAAGCTCAACTCATCATAAGAGGCATTATAAGATGCGGTTAGTGTATCAGGCATGTATAAACATATAACACCAACAGAATCCGTTGTTTGTGGTTGATAATCGAATGTAGAAACTCGTCTTGCAATATCTTTTAAGACGGAATCTCCTTCATTACCTGAGACAGGAGTAGAAGGTACTATTCTTTTAACTGAAAACTTGACATAATGGTTCTTGGTAGAAGAACCTAAATCAGCTGGGTAAACCAATGGAGTCAAAGATGGAGCAGGAGCATCTAAAGCTGCCAGTGGTCCAGTGACTCTATCTATCGTTGGTCCAGTTGAAATGGAAGTTATATCTATTGCCATTAATTTCTCTAAAAAAGATTATACATACTATTTATGGCATATTCTGGCAAATTTACACCTAAGAATCCACAGAAGTACGTGGGTGACTACACCAATATTATTTATCGCTCGTCTTGGGAGGCGAGAGTGATGAACTGGCTCGACAAAGAACCAAGTATTATATCTTGGGCTTCAGAAGAACTTGTAATTCCATATGTTTCACCTGTTGATGGCAAGAGGCACAGATACTTTCCAGACTTCTTGGTTAAGGTTAGAACTAAAGATGGCAAGCAAAAAACCATGTTGATAGAAATCAAACCTAAGAAACAGGCCATGGAACCAGTCAAAAAGAAAAGAATCACAAAACAATACATTCAAGAGGTGGCAACATATGGCATCAATCAAGCCAAATGGAAAGCAGCCACAGAATTCTGTTTGGATAGAGGTTGGGAGTTCAAAGTCTTAACAGAAGAACATCTTGGGTTCTAACCTAAATATAATATGACTTCAAAACTTACAGATTTAGCAGAAGAAAAGAAATCGGCAGGACATAAAACTATGTCCAAAGATGCTGTGTCTTGGCTTCAAAAAAAGATAGATGAGATTAAAAGACCATCTGCCATACCAAATACTATTAGAGGTGAAGTAGGTAGACAGAAGCAACCTGGCCAGTTAAGAATTGGCATGTTGTATTGTTATTATTATGATCCAAAGACTAAAGATGACTTACCATATTGGGATAGATTCCCAATGGTGTTGATACTAGAGAAGTATAATGATGGTTTTTTGGGTTTGAATTTGCATTATCTACCTGTTAGATATCGTGTTGCATTTTTACAGAAGTTAATGAAGTATGCTCAACTGACACCTGAGCAAGATATTAGAAGAATGAGAATTTCTTATGATATTTTACAGTCAACTAGAAGATTTGCAGAATTTAGACCTTGTTTGAAGCGTTACCTCTATAGCCATTTGAGGTCTAGAATTCTAATGATAGAACCTAATGAATGGGATGTGGCAACTATGTTACCAATCCAACAATTTAGAGGTGCAAAACCACAAAAAGTGTGGATGGATTCAGTAAAAGAATACAAAGAGCATATGGCTCATTTTAACCAAGACAACGAATAATGGCATTATCAGATTTTTTATCTTCATTTACGACAGATGTAGCAAGACCTAATAAGTTTGATGCTACTATAATCGTTCCTGCCTTGTTACAAGATTTCAATCCAATATTGCGTAACTTGACACTACGTTGTGAGGCCACAGAACTTCCAGGTAGAACCTTTGGTACTGTGGATCAAAAGTTTGGTTCTAATCCAACAACTAAATTTCCAATACATTCATCTTATAATGACCTAACAATGACTTTCATTGTGTCTGGTGATATGTCCGAAAGAACTTTCTTTGATGTATGGATGGAATATATCAATCCAACTAGAACATTTGATTTTGATTATAAACAAAACTATGCATCTACAATTACTGTAAAACAATATGACTTGCAAGATGTTATTGTTTATGCTGTCAATCTCTTTAATGCATATCCTATTGCAGTCAATCAAATGGACTTAGATTGGTCTAATGATGGTTTTCATAAACTAACTGTGGTGTTTGCATATGATTACTGGCAAAATGCAGGCCTTGAAAATCTTGGAACTGTGTTACCAACTATTAATCAAGCCGCTTTGCCATTTAATTCATATACAGATATTGGCTCAGCAGACGCTTACTTCACACAATCATCGAATTTCAATTCGTTATCTACTGTACCAGAAACATACGACCAATCTTTAGTTGATGCAGCTATAGCACAACAACAAATTGATGCAGCTGCAAGATACGATGAAGAACAAGCAAGAACTGAACAAATTATTAGTGACCTAGCATCAACATCTGATGAATAATTTTAATGGAGTGAAATATAATGGCTTTACCAAAAATTGATGTACCAATTTATGAATTGGATTTACCTTTGTCTAAGAAACACATTCGTTTCAGACCTTTTCTAGTTAAAGAACAACGTAATCTTATGATGGCCATGGAGGCCGATGATAAAGAAACGATTGAAAAGAATATCAAACAAGTTCTACACAATTGCACATTGACTGAGAACATTGATATTGATTCTTTGCCTATCATTGACATTGAGTTTTACTTCTTAAATCTACGTGCTCGTTCTGTTGGTGAAATCGTAGAGAACAAATACCGTTGTGAGAATGAAGTAGATGGTAAAAAGTGCGGTAACTTAATGGATTCTAAAATCAATCTATTGGACGTTAAAGTTGACATGACTAATGTACCAAATAGTTTGATTAAAGTGACAGACAAAATTAGTGTTGGCATGAAGTATCCAGAATTCTCTATTTTGGACAGAGCCACTAAATTTGAAAATCCAACCGATATGGCATTTGATATGATTGTCGAGAGCATTGAATTTGTTTTTGATGGTGAACAATACTACTATGCAAAAGAAACAAGTCCAGGTGAGTTGATTGAGTTTATTGAATCATTGAATCAAGACCAGTTTGCAAAGATAGAAGAATTCTTCAATAACTTACCAAAGTTAAATAAGAAACTAGAATTGACTTGTAAGAAGTGTAAGTTTCATCACACGATTGAAGTGGAGGGCTTAGACAGTTTTTTCGGCTAGTGATGCGGCATGATAACTTGAGGAACTATTATACAACTAATTTTTCCCTCATGCAGCATCACAAATACAGTTTAATTGAACTTGAAAATATGATACATTGGGAAAGGGACATATACGTTGCTATGCTTATACAATACATCGAACAAGAAAACGAAAAGATTAAGCAGAAGCAACATAGATGACAGAAGAAAACGAAGAATTTGAAGAAACCAAAAGTCGTGCTGGTGCATACAATAGAGCATCCAGAATACGAAATCGTGGTCTATTAGGTAATGTTATTGATAATTTAGTCAAAGGTCAAGGCCTTGGTAGTTCCATTGGTCGTAGTGTTTCTGATACATTAGAAGCTAAAGCAGTAAGAATACAAGAAAAATTTGACCCAATCAATATAGCAAAAACATTTACTGGTAACATTGGTGGTGCTCTTGCTGGTATATTAATGGGTAGAAGCAGAAGCGATATATCACATTTCACTGGTTTTGGCCACCAGATTAAAGTTCCAAGAAAAATTGGTACTGATAGAGCAGTTGGTACTGTTCAAACATCTTTCTTTTCTACTGTTGCAAAAGGAAATAGACTCAAAAAAGGTGAAGGCATAGCCGATGTGGCTACAAAAATGTTTTTGTTTATGAAAAAAACACATGATGATAAACTCAAACACTATGAAATTGAATACGATTTTGAAGAAGAAAAAGAAGTTAAAGTAAAGCGTAGAAGAGAAGAGGTGTTGAAAGCCTTAGCAGACAGACAAAAAGAAATACCTGAGCAGATAAAAGAGGCAGTCAAAAAAGAAGCACCTAAGGAACCACCTGCTCCACCAAAAGCACCAACAAAACCGGGTGCTAAACCAACACCAGCAGCTCCTAAACCTGTAGCTCCTAAACCTGTAGCTCCTAAACCTGTAGCTCCTAAACCAACACCAACAGCAAAGCCTGTTGAACCTGCACCACCTATATCTGCACCAAACCCAACTGTTAGTGTTCCAAATATAACAAGTTCAGGTGTTTCTACTGCTGCAAAAGTTGCTGTTGGTACAATTGCTGCAGGTGCAGCCGGTATATCATCTGCGGCCGCACTTTCAATAGAAAGAGAAACTGGAAAACCAGCAAGTCAGGCTATAAAAAATGTTGGCCAAATTGTTCAAAATGACCCCAAACCTGGAGCATCATCTTATGGTATTTTTGGTATAAATTCTCAAGGTTCTGTTCAAAGCTTTGTTAAAGAGAATCCTCAATTTGAG